CTGAGTATCAATATCCAAATTTATATTATTCTATTAAGTCAACACACGAGTACATTGATCAACATCAGGCAGAGATCATTAACAGTTCTGTGGCTGGTTTCTCAACTAGCATGAAGACTCGACCTCTTATTATAGCAAAATTGGAAGAGTTTGTAAGAAATAAACTAATTAAAATATATTCAGCACGAACTGTTAACGAAATGAGGACTTTCATTTGGAAGAACGGAAAGCCGCAAGCTATGAGGGGATACAACGATGACTTGATTATGGCTCTTGCAATTGCTTGCTGGGTCAGAGATACTGCTTTACAATCAAGCGCAAGAGATTTAAATTATCAAAAAGCCTTCGCCGAATCTATCATAACATCCAAGACCTCATTTAATACAGCAATAAAAGGGCAACAGGGCTATAAAAGTGACAACATTTTTGATAAAATGCAAGAGGCAGAAAAAATGTATAGTCAATACAAATGGATTATAAAGTGAGAACAATAAATGGCTAAAAAAAGAATAGGAAGAAACCCAAACAACCCGCAATCAGATTTATTCAAGGCTTTAACGAGATTATTCTCTGGGCCTATTATTAATTATCGGTCACAGTCTGGGCGTAGAATCCGCAGACAACATTTAGATAAATATAGTTCTAGATTTAAAAGTGCGTCTGGACAGCAGTTCAAGAAGTCCCTGTACAATCCCCTGGACGTTGTTGCAACCGATGCTATAGCAAACCAGCGAAGAGTTGAGAGATATGTTGATTTTGATCAAATGGAGTACACACCAGAGATTGCGTCGACACTCGATATTTATGCTGACGAGATGACAACATATTCGGATCTTCGTCCCATGCTTAATATTAAATGCCCTAATGAAGAAATCCGAGCGGTCCTTACGATCCTCTTTGATCAGGTTTTAAATCTTAAATATAATCTTTTCGGTTGGAGTCGTACGATGTGTAAGTATGGCGACTTCTTTCTATATTTAGATATCGATGACAAGTATGGTGTTAAGTCGGTTATTGCGTTACCATCGCAAGAGATTGAGCGCTTAGAAGGACAAGACGCCACAAACCCAAATTATATTCAATATCAGTGGAACTCTGCTGGTATGACCTTCGAGAACTGGCAGATGTGCCATTTCCGTATACTTGGTAATGATAAGCAGATGCCATACGGTACTTCTATTTTAGAGCCAGCACGTCGTATTTGGAGACAACTTACACTGATGGAAGATGCAATGATGGCATATCGTGTTGTCAGATCCTCAGAGCGCCGAGTGTTTAAGATTGATGTCGGAGCAATTCCACCGCAAGATGTTGAACAGTATATGCAAAAGATCGTTACGCAACTCAAACGACACTCAGTTGTCGATCCAGACACTGGTCGGGTTGATTTACGATATAATCCTATGAGCATCGAGGAAGATTATTATATTCCTGTTCGTGCGGGATCTGTTACTGATATCCAGTCATTGGCCGGCGCACAGAATATTACTGCTATCGATGATATTAAATATCTTCGGGATAAATTATTTTCAGCACTTAAGGTGCCACAGTCTTATTTGTCTATGGGTGAAGGGGCTTCTGACGACCAGACAACTTTAGCAGCAAAGGATGTCCGCTTTGCGCGCACTATCCAGAGATTGCAAAGAGTTATCATTGCAGAACTTACAAAGGTTGCTATTATTCACCTTTATACTTTGGGATTCCGTGGCGATGACTTATTAAGCTTTGAATTGGCACTCAACAATCCGTCAAAGATTGCTGAACTTCAAGAGTTGGAGCACTGGAAGACCAAGTTTGATATTGCTGCTTCTGCCACTGAGGGTTATTTCTCTCGTCGATGGGTTGCCGAAAATGTATTCAGTATGTCTCATGAGGAATTTATTCGCAACCAGAGAGAGATGTTCTACGATCGCGAACATGATTCGAAGCTACAGCAAGTCGCAGAAGCTGCTGCAGCAGAAGGCGGATTAGGCGGAGGCTTGGATCTTGGAGGGGGCGATGATTTAGGCGCAGATTTAGATCTAGGGGGTCCAGAAGAGATGGAAGCCGCTGATGCCGGCGGAGAAGCAGCCGATGCATTAGGAGGTGGCGGTGAAGGTGGCGGAGGCGATGATTCCGCGCTATTAGCGGTACCTCCGGGTTCTCGTAACTCTCCTCGTTTAACTCCCGGCGCTAAAGGCAAAGTCTATCATCCAAAGAAAGTCGATAGACGCAATGCCGGCGCAAGAGCACGTCATTTTGCTAGTCAAAGAGCCGCTGAAAAAAGTAGTACCACAACTAGAAATATATTCCCGGGAAGTCAAATAGGGAATCTGGCAAAGTCTGTCGGTGCCAATGTTGGTATTTATGCTGAAAATGACACTACTTATAGTAAGACTGAACAAGAAGAGGAAAAGAAATTGTTTGAAGTGAACGCTTCTATCCGCGATTTGTTAGATGGTCTAGAGAAAAAAGACAATATTTTATTGGAACAAACGAATGAAGATTAAACACAACAAAAAGAGAAACACGGCATTTGTCTACGAAGCCCTCATACGCGAGGCTACCGTTTCTATAATTAAACAAGATGATCAGAGAAAAGATAAAGTTTTTTCTATCATTAAAAAGCACTTTAATCAAGATAGCTTGCTTTATAAAGATTTGGAGTGTTACCGCTCTCTTTACGAAGACACCGCGCCAAACGAAGACATAGCAAACAAGATTTTATCAGAAGTTAAGACACAAAAAAGATTGATTGATCCTAGTGGTTTATTCAACCAGCAAACTGCTTTGATACATGATGTTAACAAAGAACTGACACCAGAGACTTTTAACAATTTTGTGCCAAACTATCGCTGCTTGGCAACGATTCAGCAGATCTTATCGGTAAAAGCCTCTCCTAAGACGAGAGTTATGCTTGAGGGTGAGATTGTTAAGAATATGGTTGTCCTTAAAGAGAACAAGGATACAATGCCGACTGTTGACAATCTTACTTATCGTCAGTTTGTTGGCAAATTCAATGAAAAGTATGACGACAAATTGTTGAAAGAGCAGAAAGACCTGTTGACATATTATGTTACCTCTTTCTCTGATAACTCCTTACAGCTTAAAATATTTTTAAATGAAGAGATAGAAAGATTAAAGAATAAACTGAATGAAGCGAAAGAGACTTCTTGTATTAAAGAAGACGAAGATATGATAAGCAAAACAGAAAAAGTCATCTCAAGACTTCAAGGCTTCTCTAAGCAAACAATTAATGAAAATGTGCTTCTTACCGTCCTAAAGACCCAATCTTTGGTTCAGGAGATTTATAATGCCGATAACGATTAGAGTTGGCGACAAGGCCAATAGAAAACTTGTCACCTTAGAGATGGATGTCCGCAAAAGTTTAAGCGGAGATCTAATGATTTTTGATCATGGTGATATTGATATCGTTTTGTCAACAGCAAACAACAAGGTCACAGCATTTCCAAAAGAAGTTTTAAGTGATTATGTTTACGGAGCGCAAAACAGATTATTTACTTTTCTTAAAAAACAAGGTCTTGTTATTCCTGAATCAATTCGCGCAGGATCTTTTTATGGATCCTTTGAGGCAACAATGCAGACGCCAATCAACGAAGACGTTAGCGCTGCCAAGATGGTATTAGTAAATGTATCACAGTTTATAGAGGATGAACGCCCTTACTTTGAGGCGATGGAAGTTTATGTTGCGGATACCGAATCAGAATATACTGATCCAGATAAAGAGAAGTCAACAGAACTTGGTGAAGTCCCACAGGCTGCAGAGAAAGGCTCTATGAGATATGTTAGAGATACAGCAGCACATTATCTTTATACAATGTAGGAAATTTAAAATATGTCTAAAGAAATGAAAGTCATAATGGAAAGGTGGGATAAATTTAAGCTACAAGAAAAGGTTGAGCTTGAAACTGTAGGTCAGTTTAAAAAATTTTTGAAATACCACCGTGCTGCAGAAGCAGGAAAAGAGGTTGGTAAAGAGGCAATGGACGCCATTTTAGGAGCATTGCCAGGAGTAGGCTCCATATATAATGTCTTAAAAGGTGCCAAATCGGCGATTAATGCGCTAGACAAGATATACGGTGCTAATGATGATATTCAAAGCAACACTG